TAAAAATATCGGGACAAGCAAGCGGCTTGACAGCAGGTCAGTTATACGCAATAACAACCGCCGCAGAAGTCAAGGTGCTAATCTCAACCGAACTCTAACCCCACGGGCGGCGGGGCGTGGGCAGACTGCCTGCATTGTAGCCGCCCTTTAATTACGCAAGGACAAACCGCCCACAATTAAAATTTTTCGCCCGATTTTTTAACAGGGCAGAAAGGATAAACAATGCTCAAATATCTCGTAACAGAACAGAAAACCGTAAACGGCAAGTTTGAAAGCCTCGTCACCCCATACGACACAAAAGACGAAGCCGAAACGGCATGGTTTTATGCCTGCTGGTACAACATGCAGAACAAGGCCTGCTCCGCGTTCACCGTTAACATGCAGGGACCGCAGGGAGAAAGTTACGCATCAAAGACGTATATTAGACCTGCAGAAGCTGCTGCGGAGGCATAAAGCCCAGGAGGCGAAAGATGAACGCAGAAACAATTAACACGCTGCGGCTGAAGATCTGCACGATCGGAGGCGTCATCGGCAGCTTCTTCGTGCAGAACTTAGGCGGCTGGGATAAATGGCTGGAGACGCTGATCATCTTCATGATCGCGGACTACATCACAGGCCTGCTGCTGGCATCTGTCTGGCACCGGTCGCCGAAGTCGGAAGACGGAGCCCTGGACAGCCGTGCCGGCTACAAGGGCCTGATCAAGAAGTGCGGGATCCTGCTGGCGGTCCTGGTCGCGTACCGGATCGACCTGCTGCTGGAGATGAACATGGCCAGGAACGCGACGGTGGTAGGCTTTATAATCAATGAGACGGTCAGCATCATGGAGAACCTGGGACTGATGGGCGTCCCGTTCCCGGAACCGATACAAGCCGGGCTGGATCTCCTCAGCGGCAAGTATAAGGCAATGCGCGAGAAGGTCCGCAGCAGCAAGGAGGCGGATGACGATGGCGATGCAGGTAAGTGAGTTCGTTGATCGGATCCGTGAGTTGCCGAAGCTGAAGACGATCTATGTCAAGGGCGGCTGGGGCGCTCCGTTGAGCGATTATAACAAGAAGCGAGTCATAAGCGCATACGACTACAACTACCAGCGCCGGGCAAAGATCGAGGCAGCGAGCGCGGACACTTTTGCCTTCGACTGCTGCGGGATCGTAAAATCGGTGCTCTGGGGCTTTTCTGCGGATCCGTCGAAAAGCAACGGCGGGGCGCAGTACAAGGCAAACGGCGTCCCGGACCTGAGCGAGGCCGGCTTCCTTCGTGTCTGCACCTACGTTTCAAACGACTGGAGCAAGATAATCCCAGGCGCGTGCCTGTTTATGGACGGCCACATGGGCGTCTATATCGGCGACGGAAAAGCCGTCGAGGCTACGCCTATCTGGGCGGACGGCTGCCAGTACACCCGCGTGAACAATATCACGGCAAAAGGACGCGGCAACGGCAGGACCTGGAGCAAATGGGGCCTTATCCCGTACCTGGACTACGAGGAGGAAGAAGACATGACTAAAGCAGAGACAGAGGCGATGATCCGCAGCATGGTGCCGGGCATCGTGGCGGACGAAGTGCGCGAAATCGAAAAAGCAAAGGCAGAGGAGCCGCCAAGCATCTGGACGGTCCTGGAAGACGGCACGGACATCATTGAAGAGGTGAAGAAGGCCGGGATCATGGTCGGAGATAAGAACGGAAACTTCCGCCCTGGATCCGACGTGACCCGCGAGGAGCTCGCTGCAGTGGCCTACTCGCTGTATAAGAAGTACGAAGCGCTCCTGGCGATGGTCAACAGGATCCTGGACTCTTTCAAACAAAAATAGAGAGCGACCGATAAGCGCTGAAACAGCGCGACGGTTCACGGGGACGGGCAACCGTCCCCGCTATTTTATTGCTCAAAAAGAGTCATGTTTTTGAGTCATGTTTTTGGTTTCAGATAAGTAAGGATGCGTCCAGATAATGGGAGAAAACGGCGTAAAACGGAATCGGGCAACACCCCGAACATGTTGAAAAATCAACGAAAAATCCCTGCAGCCGTTGAAACTACAGGGATGTGCTTCTGGTGGACCCTAGGGGGATCGAACCCCTTAAGAATGCAGTATTTTCAATGCCTCTGGCCACTTGAGTCATGTTGGATAGTCATGTTTCGCAGATTTTCAAAGTATTCGTCCACCATGTCGTCCACGGTGACCCTCGCCTCGCTGAAGGTGTGCTGGTAGACGTTCTTCATGACGGTGGGAGTCTTCCAGCCGCCGCGCTCCATCGCGTACTTCTCCGGCACGTTCAGCATGAGCATGACGGACGCGTTTAGGTGCCGCAGGTCGTGGAACGTGATGTCGATGCCAGCCTTGTCCATAATCGTGCGGAAGCGTCCGTAGATCTGATCATGGTTGAGCGGCACGATGTACTGGCTGGAGTGATCCGCCGCAGCGAGCAGCTGCTGGATGTACTTAGGAAGCCGGTGCCGCCGGTTGCGGGTCTCGGTCTTCGCCATGTCCTTTACGACTGGCTTGCCGTCCACGTCTACGATGACCCGGTTGATGGTAATCACGTCGCCCTTGATGTCCGTCCAGCGCAGGCCTCTGATCTCCGACATGCTGAAGGAGAGCCAGAGCGCCAGCATGCACGGCAGCTCGATGCTCGTGCCCTCGATCGCCTCCATGACAGCCTTCGGCTCGGGGTAGTCCTTGAACTTACGAGGCCGTTTAGGGAGCCTAATCTCGTATTTGCGGCGAGAAATATGCCACAAGGCAGAACTTATCAACATCCACTCGTTCGACAGCGTTTTGGGCGAAATAACGCCTCTGCGCCCTATCCTGTTCGCCTCCCTGTTGACCTCTTCCTGCAGCAGCTTTTCGTCCAGATCCTCGACCTTTACGTCCATCAGTGGACGGAACGCCGTGCGGCGGATCTTCTGGTAGCCGGCCACCGTCGCCGGCGACAGGACTTTGCACAGTTCGATGTACTGATCCACGGCGTCGCCTACGGTCATCTTGACCTTCTCCACCTTCTTGTGATCAGAGACCTTGTACTGCGCAGCCAGGTATTCGCACTGGGCCTTTGTATCGGCTGTTATGCGCTTATAATGCTGAACGCCCTGCGGATCCGTGTAGGCGTATACCCGCATCGTCCACTTGCCGCTCTTCGTCTTCTTTGCCTTTGCCATTTTATTTCTCTGCGTGCGTGATCACAAGATCGGCCCAGAAGTCGCCGGTATCCTTCTCCACGCACTCAGACATGTAGTCATACCAGCGTCTGTTGCCGCCGCCGATCAGGAGCTTCATACCTATCAGTTTACGGTCCTTCATGATGTTCCGGACTCTGGCTGTGGACCCCTTCTTTACATAACCGACCTTTTCTCCATTGGCATAGATCGCGATCGCGTTCGGGTCGTATTCGTTGTCCGGCTCTGCTATCAGCTCCGGAACGAACGTCGGGAAGGTGTACTCGAAGACCGGCTTCTCTTGGTACTTCTTCTTTAGATCCGCAGACTTCAGCAAATAGTCCGGGTTCTTTTTCCCGAGCTTCAGGATCGTGTCCTGTCTGTAGTTCGTACCGGCGACTCTGAACTTCTCATCTTTCCTGGCAGTATTCTGCGGACCGAGATCCGGAACGACTATAGGCTCTTTTTTCTTCTTGAAGAATAATGACATCTCTCTGCCTCCTTTTCTGCTTCTGCTTCTTTGATCACTACCGGTCGTTCATCATAGAAGTGCCCGAGCCGTATGTGTTCTATCTCATGCCTGTATGTTTCAACCCGCTCGTCTGCACTGAGCTTGGCGTTCAGATATACGTTGTAGTCTCCCTCGTTGTCCAGTACTGTTGCCCCTTTTAATGGGAGCGGGAGATCGACCACTCTGATTATGATGCAGTCCATGCTATCACCCCCTTTGCGCAATTATATATTGGATCTCTGTCCCTCTATTCGTCCTTGTTTTCCCCTAAAAACGCCTCGAAGAACTTAATGGCTGCAGCCCTCTTTTCTTCGCTTACATTCTCAAACATATCGAACAACTTTTTCATCTGCGGATCATCAAACGCCTTCTGGCGCGGATCCTCCTCGATCTTCTGCTCGTCCAGCAAGTCCGTCCTGCTGCAGCCGAAGAGCTCGCAGAGCCTGTCGATCTTGTCCATGCGTGGCATCTTGATGCCCTTGCACCAGTTTGAGACCGTCGCCTGGCTTACGCCCATGTACTCGGCGACGTCTACCTGCGTCAGGCCCTTCTTTTCCATATAACGCACTATGTTCTCGGCGATTATTCTGTTGATCTCTTGCTCGGACATTTTCTCGTCTCCTTTCGGGGACTTTATTGTATAACTAAAAGGCGTTTTTCGCAATAACAAAAATAAAAAAATATAACTTTTGGTGTTGACTTAACTTTTAGTTATGCGTATAATTTCACGTAGGAGGTAACGATATGGCGAACTTACAGATCTCTATGGCAGCCGCCCGGGTGAACGCCGGTTTCACCCAGCGCGAGATTGCCGCCAAAATGCAGGTCTCAACCGCTACCATTCTCAACTGGGAGAAGGGCAAAGTGGTCCCGAAGCCTGCGCAGCTGAAGATGTTCTGCGATCTCTGCGGCATCTCAGTGGAACATATTTTTTTACCGGCAGTATAACTTTAAGTTAAGGAGGAGACAATGGAACTTTTAAGTCTGCGCGACGTGGCCGCCTGGCTTCAGATCAGCGAGAAGCGAGCCACGAAGATCCTGCAGATGCCAGGGTGCCCTACTCTTCCGAGAGTAAAGGGCGAAAGCTACCTGGTAGTGAAGGAGGCGCTCGCACAATGGCTGGAGAACGGCTGCCCGGGCGAATAGGAGGAGAAAATGGGAAAAAAGTATCGCTGGAACTGGAAGAAGTTCCTGAACAACATGGCCGAGCCGGTCGCGATGGCCGCCCTGGTCGCTATGACAGCATGGGTCATGTACCTGTGGATGATGGAGGGATAGAAATGGCAAAGAAAACCGTAGAGAAGAAGACCGAAAAGAATATCGATAAGAAGGCGGTGAAGACCAACAAGATCAAGGTTATCGCGAAGAAGCCAGGCGAGGCTCCGTATGAAACAAGCGTGACCAATGACCTGAAGCACTTGCAGGACTATGTTGGCGGATATATCGAGGCCATCAGGTTCCTGGAAGATGTCTGCCTGATCTGCAACGAAGAAGGCAAGCTGAAGCAGCTGCCGACCAACTTCCTGCTTCGCGGGGATCTCATCGTCGGCAATGTTCTGTTCGTAGGAGTAAAGGGCGAAGAGTTCGCGGACTGCCCGGTGAAGCTGAAAGATCTGCACGTGATCATGCCGGATCTGTGGCTGTAGGAGGTGCAGCATGAAGAAGGAAACCATCAGGGTCTATTACAAGCGGCCCGGCAAGAACATTGTCGACGTGAAGATCCCGAACGAACTGGAGTGGCTCCAGGGAGCGGTTGAAGGATATGTCGAAGCGGCAACGCTGCGCAAAGGCAAAAACGGCATACCTGATCTGGTGATGCTGTGCAACGAGGAAGGCAAGCTGAAGAATATGGAGCCAAACTTCCTCTGGCAGTACGACCAAGTCGTCGGCCCGGTGCTGTTCGTCGGAGCTGACAGCGAAGGCGACTTCACAGACTGCCCGATGAACCGCGAGCAGCTGAAAGAGTATCTGTGGGACTTAGGGGTGAGACTATGAGCGAAAAGAAGAGAAAGACATGCACGATCTGCGGCATGGGCTTCGTGCCGACAAGCAACAACCAGCGTTACTGCCCGGAGTGCCGGGAGCAGCTGAATAAGGACGGCACCGTCAAAGAGGCATACCTGGCATACAGGCAGGCCCGCAAGTCCAGCAACGTGGTCACCTATAAGATGGAGACCCCGGAGGACCTGCAGCAGCAGCCGGAGACCCCGGAAAACCCCGCTCCGCCTGACGGCTGGGAAGCCTGGAACGAGGAGCAGAAGAACATCGACCTGCCGGACGGCCTCGCCGTGATCGAGGAGCACGCGGAGATCCTGCGGCGCTACTACAAGGGCGAGCTGGTGGATAAGAACCAGTTACTTGCGGAGATCCGCGAGAAGCTCGGCAGCCTTTAGGAGGTAGACATGAAGAAGAAACCAATGCCAGAGAAACAGATCCAGAAGAGCGACATCACCCAGATGTCTGTACTGGCCACGATGATCCACAACATTGTCATGAAAAGCGACTATGGAGTCTGCAGCATACACCCGCACTATGAGACAAGAATGGGCGAGAACAGTTTCGTGCCTGGCGTCTTGCTGCAGCCGTGGAAGTTCATGGAGCTGTTCGGGGATGACACCGAGTACGAGTACATCCAGGACAGATACGGCGACATGTCCGTGATCACAGAAGTGAATGGCGTGACGTTCTATGCTCTGATCAACGGCATGGACCTGATCCAGGACGGGAGGCTCGTATGAAGACACAGGGCAAGATGGTCCTGATCAAGCAGGACAGGATCCAGTGGCAGGCCTTCTACATGGTCAAGAGCGACGACTTCTCGAAGTGGAAGACCAAGCCAGGCTTCACGCCGATGGCCGTCTCTGGAGTGCACTTCCGAAAGCCGAAGCAGCCGTGCCTGTTCCGGGAAGAACACAGAAACATTCACAACAACAGCCTGAAAAGGAGGAAAAACTAATGGCAGTACCCGTAATTGTGTACGGAAAAAGCGGCTCGGGAAAAAGCCGCTCTCTGAAGAACTTCGCTGAGGATGAAATCTACCTTATCAACATCCTCGGGAAGATGATGCCTTTCAAGGGCAATTTTAAGTATATCACCAACGGCGACGACGTGCAAACCATCATGGCAGGCCTCGCGAAGATGCCGACCAACGCGGCCGTCATCGACGACTTCGGCTACATCATGACGAACATGTGGATGCGCGGCCACAGCGCCGGCGACCAGTTCAAGCTCTACAGCAACATCGGAGACACCGTCTGGAACCTGATCGAGTACATCAAGAACCTGCCCAGGGACAAGGTGGTCTACCTGATCATGCACGACGACACCGACGACAACGGCTTCGCGAAGCTGCGCACGATCGGCAAGCTCCTCGATCAGAAGGTCTGCATCGAAGGCATGTGCACGGTAGTGCTGCACTGCGTCGTAAAGGGAGACAAGCACCTGTTCAGGACGAACAGCGACGGATATGATCTGGCGAAGAGCCCGGAGGGAATGTTCCCGGAAATCGAGATGGAAAACGACCTGAAAGAGGCAGATAAGTACATCAGGGAATACTGGGGTCTGAAGCCGCTGAAGGAGGGCAAGAAGTAATGGCAAACTTATTTGAAATCAACAAGGCGATCATGGACACCTGGGACGCATGCATAGATCCGGAGACCGGAGAGATCGACGAGAACAAGTACGCCGAAATGGAGGCGCTGCAGATGGAGTTCGACTCCAAGATCGAGAACCTCGCCTGCTGGGCGAAGAACCTGATCAGCGACGCTGCCCAGCTGAAGGCGGAAGCGGCCACCCTGTCGGACCGCGCGAAGGCAGCCGAGAAAAAGGCCGACAGCCTAAAGCGGTACATCGCCGCAGCACTGCACGGCACGAAGTTCGAGACCGCACGCTGCGCGATCAACTGGCGCAAGTCTACCGTGGTCACGATCGCGCCTGACGCGGATCTGCCCGAAGAGTACGTGCGCACCAAAACGACGGTAGAGCCGGACAAGACGGCCATCAAGGCGGCGCTCGCATCCGGCAAGACGGTGGACGGCTGCACGCTGGAAACCCGCAACAATATGACGCTGAAATGAGCGACGACAAATGGAATACGTGGGAAGTTTACCTCACAAAAACGGACTATTCCTGGAATGGGGATAAGCTTGAAACCACACGGCATGTTGGTACAGTATTTGCCAAAAATGAGGGCCATGCAATTAGCACAGCGAAAAAGAAAGACCCATCACTTCCGTACATTTATCACGACGCAGTTTTAGCGCCACGAACATTTTACCAATATCACGCATACGAAATACAGGAGGAAAACATGAAAGCATTTGGAAAAGCTTACGAGAACATAGAAGCCGCGAACGGCGGCAACTTCAAGAAACTGCCTGCAGGCGGCTATATCGCCGAAATAAAGGCCGTGGAGGACGTGCCCGCAAAGGAATACCTCAAGGTCATCTACGACATCGCCACGGGCGAGTTTAAGGGCTTCTACAGCGACGACTGGGGCAAGGACCACCCGTACGCGCACTGCATGTACTGGTCCTACAAGGAAGCAAACAAGAAGTACTTCAAAGCCAACATGGCAGCAGTCGACAAGACCAACCTGACCGACTTCAACGAGCAGCTGAAGGGCAAGACCTTCGACGAGAAGCAGCTCGTAGGTCAGAGGCTCGGGCTGGTCATCGGTTACGAGGAGTACCGCACCGATCGCGGAGAGATCCGTCAGCGCACCTACGTGGCTGCAGTCAGATCCGGGCAGTCCATCGGCCAGGGCGACTTCACCGTGCCGGAGCTGAAACGCCTGGAAGACAAGATGCCATCTACCGGCAGCCCTGTCGCTGGCTTCGAGCAGGTCAATGAAGAAGACCTCCCCTTCTGATGTGGCTTATAGAAGACAGCAAACAAAAGGCAGGTAAGCACGAGCTGAAGCACAAGGCGTGGCAGGACAACGGCGACAAGCTGATCCGCTGCGCCCTGCCCTTCGGCGACTACATGGCGGTCCCGCCGGTATCGGTGGACACCAAAGCCAGCATGCAGGAGGTAGCGCAGAACATCGGGGGATCCTCGGCGGAGCATAACCGCTTCCGTAGGGAGCTCATAAAGGCCCAGGAGGCAGGCTGCCATCTCTACATCCTCGTAGAAAACGACGAAGGCATCCGGGATCTGGGTGGCGTCCGGCTCTGGGTGAACCCTCGGCTGATAGACAGCCCGAAGGCCATCACCGGAAAACGGCTCGCCAAGGCGATGGAGACCATGCAGGAGCGGTACGGAGTGACCTTCCTGTTCTGCGCACCTGAGCGTGCTGCTGCCATGATCCACTACCTGCTGGAGAGGGGGATCTGATGAGCGGATTTTTCAAAATAGAAAGAGACTTCCTGAGTAGTCCGTTCTGGCTCTCCGAAATGTTCACCAAGCCGCAGGCCTGGATAGACCTTATAGGCATGGCCAACTATGCCGACAAGTCGAAGTATTACAAGGGAGTGTTCCAGGACGTGAAGCGCGGACAGATCGTGACGAGCCAACAGGCCCTCGCAGAGCGTTGGAAATGGAGCCGTCACCGCGTTTCGGACTTTTTACGGACGTTGGAAGCCGCCAAGATGGTGACAACCGAGCGGACAACCCACGGGACACTTATAACCGTTGTAAATTACGGCTTGTACCAGGATGCAGGGACAACCAAAGGTGCAACCAAAGGACGGCAAAAGGACAGCGCTGGGACATTGGACGGACATCATCGGGACATACAAGAAGAATATAAAGAAAGAAAAGAACTAAAGATATATATACCCTCGCGGGCGGATATCTCCGCCTACGTCTCTGAGGAGGGTCTCCGGGCGGATCCGGATGCTATCTTCGACTACTACGAGAGCGTAGGCTGGGAGATCAACGGGAAACCGATCAAGGACTGGCGAGCGGTATGCCGGAGATGGAAGCAGTACGAGGAGCCGAAGGCAGATCTGAGCCAGGAGGATCAGGATGCGGAGCTGCACCGGCTGCTGGACATCATGGAGAAAGGCGGAAACATTTATGACACGTCAGGAAGCTGAGTACTTATATGGCTGGCTGGAGAACACGTACCCGAGGAACTACCGGGACGCGGATCTGCGGCAGAAGGCCACGACGATCGACAACCTGGCGAAGGTCTTCGCGCACAACACCTACAAGGACGTGCAGGCCGAGTACGAGCGAGTCTTCGCCAACCAGAAGAACGAGCCGCACCCGTCGGAGATCCGCAGAGCTATAAAAGTCGAGACAAAGAAGGTCGTAAACGAGTCGGATCCATACGAGAAACTTCGCCGGCATCCGAAGTATGCGGAGATAGAGATGGCCTACGGAGCAAGAGCGGCCAGACGCGCTGCCAAGTGCTGCGTGGAGACAGCCAGTATAGGAGAGCTGCAGTTTCGTCTGGACTTCGATACAGCTTGCACCGAAAAGGATTACCTTGCTGTGATAGCGAAGTACCACAAGTTTGAATAACACTACCAGTAATGGGCGGCAAGCGGTACAACTGAATACACTAAAGACGATGAATATTAGACGCACAGGCCCCTTAATAACGCTGCTTGCCGCTGGGGCCATTTAGGAGGCAACTATGAAACCAAAATATCAGCCGGGCGACAAGGTCGTGTTCACAATTAAAGCCCTGGAAGAAAAAATGGGGGGGGGTATAGCGGGGTACACATTAGAGCCCTGCGGATACTTCGTTCCACTTAAATATCAAGACCGGCTCGTAAAAGCCGAAAAAATTAAGCCTTAAATGGGCAGGCAGCGGTACCCCGAAGGTACACTATATTCTGACATCCAAAGGCCCGAACGAACTGCCGCTGCCTGTGGGCCTTTTAGGAGGAGAAAATGGCAAAGTACATAGATGCGGACAAAATGCTAGAAGAATACAAACATAGTATATACGACACAACCGACCTTGCGGAAATGCTGAACTATATGCCCGCAGCCGATGTGGTAGAAGTAGTGCGGTGCAAAGATTGTAAATGGTTCGGTGACATCGGTTGCGCCATAAGAATCGTTGATGATTCGGACAGACCAAGCGAAAATGATTTTTGCTCATTTGCGGAAAGGAAAGACAATGGATGACTTAATCAGCAGACAGGCGGCGATTTATACGGCGTTAAGAGCGATAAGTGATTTACAAGGTAAGGATTCACTTCGTGACGAATATATCGTCTCCGAGATGGAAGAAATTTCATCCGCAGAGCGGCGGGGACGGTGGATATATAAAAGCGAATTATATTCATACTGTGGGCATCCGTTTTATCCGAAAATATGTTCCGTCTGCAACGGTGTATTTGAATATACAACAAACTACTGCCCTAACTGCGGAGCGAAGATGGACGAGGTGACAGAATGAGTTACGACATTAGGCTTGCCGTCAAAGTAGACGGAACAGACATATATGCGGACATAGCAGAACCAGAGTATAGTAGCCCAACATATAACCTTCGGGATATGTTCGTAGCCTGTATGGATTGGGATTATTCACAAGGCGAGTATTACAAGTGCGATGATGTACTTTACAAGGTGGAGAGCGGAATCCGTGAACTCACATTCCGACCGAACATCTATAACGCATACAACCCAGACAACGGATGGGGGTCAAGAACGAGTGCAATAGAAGCACTTGAAAGTCTGCGGGAGTGCATCCTTGAACAAGCGAGGTATATCCCGATAGAACATCTGTATATGCATTGGTGACGATATGAGAGACATAACATTTTGCTCTAACAAGGAATGCCCATCTAAAGAGTGCAAGATAAAAATAGCGAACAACCACTTCCAAGCGGGGGACATCATATCTATGGCAGACTTTTCTGGCGTATGCAGATTCTATATCGGGTGGGTGCTGAATGAAATGGAAGGTGAGGAAGAATGACAGACAAGACATTCAAAGAATACTACGAAATAGAACGGCTCAAATACTGCATGGGCGTTGTTGCGGATTGGTTAAACGAACACCGAGAGTATGAAATCGTAGAGGGCGAGGACAGGGGAACGAGGGTGTTCGTCATACAGACGAAGCGTTCGCCGCTTGTGGCAGAGGTCAAAAAGATTTTTCCATTCTGTTGCTACGAGCAGAATGGCGTTGATGGTGGACGAGGTGAAAAAATGAATGGAGAAGAAAACGGAATGATTATCATAGCAGGCAAATCCAAACTGGCGGGCGATGGTGGGTTGGCCGTTCATATGCACGATAATGTGTACATAGACACTGAGTGCGCGGTCGGATGTGATGGCTACTGTGAAGAATGCCCGATGGGCGAGGTAGAAGACAATGACAAAACCCTGTGACAAGTGCAAGCGGCCAAAATGCCCTGCCGTTTGCTATCCCTTAAAGGACTGGAAGAGGGCTATCCGTAAGAGGCCAAAATGACTGCCAAGCAATACCTGCAAAGGGCGTACAACCTGAAGCGGCGTATAGAAGCCAAGGAGATGCACCTGGAAGAACTGCGCACCCAGGCGGAGCACATCACGGCCGACCTTAACGGCATGCCGCGCGGATCCGGACCATCGTCACCAGTGGAGCGCGTGGCCGTGCAGATCGCTGACCTGTCCTGGGAACTGGAGTTGGACTGGCTGGACGTACTTGTCTACCAGGAAGAGATCCGCAAGACCATCGACCGCGTGGGAGACGCGACCATGTCGCAGCTTCTGTCGCTGCGCTATCTGTCATACAAGACGTGGCGGGAGATCGCCGAGACGATGCACTACTCGCCCAGGCACATCACACGGCTGCATGCGAAAGCGCTGGCTCTTGTTGATCATGTCCTTGAATGACCTATTGACTGCATGATATGGTTACAGTGCCAGATGATGCGCAGGCATCTTCCTTACTTAAGCGCAACCCGAAGAGGCGGACCATGAGGTGATGGCCCGCTTTTTCGTTGCAAAAACTATGAAATCATTCGCAGCAGCCTTTTACAAGTCAACGAAGTGGGAACAATGCCGGCTTGCATATATCGCCAGCAGGATCGCTACGGATGGCGGGCTGTGCGAACGCTGCCACCGGTTGCCGGGCTACATCGTGCACCACAAGGTCTACTTGACCGAGAACAATATCTCGGATCCGCTTGTGTCGCTCAACCCGGACAACCTGGAATACGTCTGCAAACCCTGTCACGATGATGAGCACCTGGACAGCCATCAAGAACCTGGGCTGCTTTGTAGCTTCGACGAGGAGGGTCGTCCATGTCGCTGCCGAGATCGGTAACAAAGACAAAGATCAAGAAAGGCCAGATGGAAGTCACCTTCGTGGACAGCGTGGATCGCGTGAACTACACCATCCAAGAGCTGATCCGACGCGCCAACTCAGACGTTGGCACGTACCTGGCCAAGGCCTGTAATGCTGCAGCGCGTGCAGAGCTTCCTGGTGTATCAAAGACCAGACGTGTCGGCACCCTGATAAAGGTGGCGGCATTCCAGTATTGGGCCCGGCGTAAGGAGGGCGACCTTCAGATCGGGGTCAAGCACGACACCTGGTACGGTGCAGCGCAGGAGCTGGGAGAGGACGGCATGCCTAAGCATGGCATCATCCGTTCAACTGTCTCGGAAAATATAAATCAAATTCGTGACATACAGGCGCAGTACCTGAGCTCGATTGCCGACGAACGTGCAGCCGAAAAGCTGGTCGAGGAAGCTGAGCGCATGAGCGAAACTGCGAACGACTGACCTCCCCCCGTTTGAAAAATGGCCACCCCACCCTCCCGGGGAC